ATTAAGGTGAGGTCAGTACGGCACCCAAAGGCGAGGGTGGAGGAACCCAGGATGCCGCACTGCCTCAAAACTATTGAGTAAAAAACGAAAGCTCTTCAGATATTTCTCGTCTATCTTGCTCGCTAAGTTCATTAATTATTTTAATTGCAGAACTTGTTACTGCTGCCCCGCCAATGTCTTTACCCTTTAAATTTGCTTGCTTATGTAAGCCAATTAAACGATTTACAGCTTTAGGATTTGCGGCAATTTTAGCCATTACTATTGGGGCCAAAAATATTGCTCCAGCCGTAGAAATCTCAGAAGCACCTGCTTGAAAGTCAAGCTCAGTTCCCCCAGCCAAAGAGAACGCACCACCAGCAATTTGAAATGGTGCTGTAGCGGCTGCAAGTTCTCTTGACTTCAGGCCCAAAGACAAAAAGCCTCTTTCATTCTCCTTAGTCGCCTCATATATAGCATTTACATAAGACTTGTAAGGTTTGTAGCTTTCTCCTAAAACAGATTTCATGTATGCAACTTTATCTGCATTTGAGAAATCGTTAATAAGAGGCTTGAAAGAATCAAGTGACTGAAGGGAAGTTATATCCCCAAATTGCTTATAAAGAAAACCAGAGCGAATAGCTTTTTTAACGTCTTGAGCAGATTTGACTGGCCCTTGTATTGAAGCTCTATCCATTTGACGAAAAGACTCATCAATAGAACGCATAAACTTTGACACTGACTCGCTATCCACATCATCAGTCACTTTTGATAGCAACTGCCCTATGTCTTTGTAATTCTTTTCAGCACCAGTAGTAATAATTGCCCTGCTTATTTTTGGTGGCATTATTTTTTTCAAAGCACTAGCATAATTAGTATTAATCCTAGCCGCCTCTCTTCTAGCCTCAGGGCCAAACTCTCCGAAAGTCTTTTCAATTCCTTCTCTAATCTTTTTATTTATTTCTGCGGCTTGTCTTTGCATTCCTCTGTCTGGCTGCAAAGTTTTTGGGTCAATGATTAAATCGTCAAGCTCTCTATTCAACAAAGTTCTAAAATCAAGAAGTTGCCTTGCATTCATGCTGTCTGGTATCTGGGCAACGTCTTCTATTTTTTTTGTAAGAAAATTTTGTATTTGTGGTATTAGGGGGTCGCCAGGTTTTCTTGTTTGGCTTAATAAATCAGATAGAGATGATTTAATATTTTTGGTGCTTATTACTTTATTGTTTGTTTTGGCGATTAAAGACTCAAGCCCTTTTCCGTACGTGCTTTCCATTGCTGCTTTGCCAGCAGTAATAACGTCATATACCTGACGGCCCAATTGGTTATTTGTAAGCTGGTTGTCAGGCGCAACGTCACCAGCTAAAGCAATCATTCTGTCTTTGATTAGCTCAAAGTTTCTTTGCTTTCTGGATTCTGCTACGCCTTTTGAAAAAAGACCTATTTCGCCCAAGTCTTCAAATAAAAGCCTCCATCTTGGAACTCTTGTGCCAGCCTGACTAGCTTGGTATGCGCTAAGCTCTACACCCATTTCGGCGGTCTGTCTTAAAGATTCTGGGGTAGCTTTGTCTAAATCCAGTATTCTGTTAGGCATTGGATTAGAAGGATTAGAACCCTTAAACATTTTAATCGCGCTTGTTCCAAGTCTATTGGCAATAGGCTTAACTATTCTGAAAGCCCCAAGAGTAACTGCATCTGTTCCAGCAGAAATGGCCGCTTCTTTTATGGCCCTTCCGGCGTCAAGCTCTCTATCATCTCTTATATCTTCTATGATGCTGCCAGCACCCGCACCTACGGCTCCCCCAGTAATTCCTCCGACAATAGCACCAACAGGGCCAGCAACAAGACCCCCAGCAGCCCCACTAACAGCACCACCAAGAACCGAACCAACAACGTCAAGAGCCTCAGAAAGACCACCTCTAGCAGCCCTTCCTTGATTAATAATTCTCATGCCTTGCTCAGAAATATTATTTTCACGATTTTCAACAACAGCAATCAAATCGTCATCACTTAGACGGTCTTTGAAACTTTCTGGTATCTCTAAAACTCTTTGATATATGTTTTGTTCAGCCATGTTACTGCCTTCTAAGCATTGGGTTACGAGTAGAGCCTAAGATAGAGGCTGTGTCTGTTCTTGCGGGAGCCGACCTTGGGGTCAAATTAGAACCTTGATTCATAATGTAATCACTAACATTTTGAACTTCTTGGTCAAGGTATTCTGAGCTTTCAGGATTAAGCAATGCCCTTGCTTCTGCACCACGTTCTGAACGTCCTGTTTGGCTTTGCCTTTGGAAAAGACCAGGAAATCTTGCCATCATATCTGCTTCTAACTCAGCGACTTCTTCTCCTTCAACCCCTTTAACGTAATCAGAAACATGTTTGGATAGGCCAGAAGTGCTGCCATTATTTTCTTGCACATACATAGATTTTCTTTCATTAACCAATATGTCTTGAGCTTCAATAATCATAGCAATATTAATATAAGCTCTTATTTGTTCTGGAGTGGCATTATTTGGATTAATCTCTCCCTTCAAAACCAATGCTATGTCTGTGTCTGAAGCCGCACCTTTTGGTAGGTTATCTATAGCTCTTTTATTTACGATAGCATTAAGCCTTTGAACAATTTGATTTTCTTCATCTTGCTGACCCAAAAATTGTTTTACAGCCCTTTGAGTCATTCCCACCACACCTGGCGTTATTTCAACTTGCTCAAACGCAGACATAAAAGTAGAAAGAGAGTTAAGTTCATCTCCAGCACTTATAGCAGCGGTTTCGTATTCAGTAATTAAATCTTCGGCATCAGAAGATAATGCACCTCCACCTGCGCCTCTTGCAGAAACTTCTACAGCACCTTCGGGAGCATCTACCCAATCTGAGCCGTTCCATATAACTACTTTATTGTCTTTAATTCCTCCACGACCGTACTTAACTGTTTCGCCTTGCTTCCATGTGAAATTTCCAACACCAGTTACATTTTGCTCTCTGGCTCTTTCAATCTCTAATGTAGTCAGGTTTTGACTTAATCTTTCTGATTCTATTTGCTGCTCTCTTAGCTCGTCTTGACGCTTTTGTGAAGCAAGTTCTGCGGCAGCCTGTCTTAATCCTAATGCTTGAGATTGAAGGCCAGGAATGTTTCCCACCCTGTTTGCCGCCTCAATAAGACCTGCAACAGTGTTTGTATCAACTCCTCTCAAAACGTCTTCTGCTTTTTCGCCAGCAGTTCTAACGTCTAGGCCCAACATTCCACCAACATTCCTGCGGAGTGCTTCTTGTCTCTGGGGCATCTGCATAGATAGGGCAGATACTAGAGGTGCCTGAGTCCTAGCTAGTCCTGTAAGACCGCCAGTTAACTCCCGTCCCTTGAGTATCCCCTCTGTCAGCATACGTTCTTGACGCTGTGCAGGAGTCTCAATAATGTCGCTAAATAAAGATTGTATGTTGATAGCCATTTTATCCTACCACTCTAAAATCTGAGGGAAATTTACCTAAATCAGAAACCATCCCAGCTACATCTGCAATATCAATATCCTTAAAACCTTCTGAGAAGGTGCTAGGGTCGTAAAACCTAAAACCACTGTCTTGAGTTTTTTGGGATTCTGCTTGTCTTTCGGCTCTCAACAAATCAAACAAACCTTGATACTGCTGCTGTCTTAGGGCGTTTTTAAGCCCTTCAAATCCTAACTGGGACTCTATTGCAGATTCTGCCAAACCAGCCCCTAAACCTAGCCCAGTAGACTGCAAAGTAGCTGCTAGACGTGAAGCCTCCAGTTGTGGAGTTAACGTCCTTATTAGCTCTTGCTGCGGGGTGTAAGCCGTAGGTATAGCCTCTAATCCAAGTTGACCTAATAGTCCCATTCTACCTCTAAACTCACCTAAACCCTGTAGGGTCTGTTGAGATTGTAGGGCTTGTTCAGCTCTAGCCTGTTCCATAGCAGATACGGCAGATGCTGCGCGTTGCTCTTCAATGGCTTTATTAAGGGCTAGTTCTTCAGGAGTGCCACCAAACATAGAGGTACGGACACCACTCCTACCCTGGCCTAAAAGCCTTTCTTCTAACTGAAGTCTGGCTCTTTCTCTTTCAGGAGCTTGTACAGCTTCTAGTCTTGAATATATATCTGCTTCTCTGGTTGCTCTAGCAGCAGGGTCTTGAGTCAACATACCAATAATATTGGTTTGCTCCTCACCTCTAGCCATAGGGTCGCCCAAGAAATCAAAAGCACTCTGACCAAATCCAGTCAAAGACCTTTGTAACGCAGCTTCTTCAGGGCTTAGAGCCAGCTCAGTACCTGTTTGGGATATAGTTGCAGCAGAGGGCTGACCAAATACATTCGTTCCCGTAACGGTAAATGGTTTGAACTGAGACTGCCTCCCTACCTCACCAAGTAAACCGCCTTCATAAGTGGGTAAATCGGTAGCACCACCAAAAAATATGTTAGCTTCTTGACGGGCTTCACCTATGTCTTGCATGGCTTTTTCAGTTAAGCCAGCTTGTCCAAGCGCACCTATAAGACCAGCACCTTGGCTTCCAAAGAAACCACCATTGCCAATTCCAAATAAATTCTTTAGATACTCTTCCATTAGTAAGTCCCTCCATCAATAGTGCCAGTAAATGTTCCTGACACTGTGAGGTTTGCAGCAGTTGTAGTCCCCGTAAATGTCGGGGCAGCTAAGTTAGCCTTAGTAGATACCGCAGTTGCTATGTTATCAAATTCGGTGTTCACTTCAGTTCCCTTCACCACCTTAGCAGGATTTCCTGACACCAGAGAATCCTTGGCGGCAAAGTTCGTTGTCTTTGTATAGTCAGTCATTAGACAATCCTTCCAAGTAGTGCATGAATGTTTAGTTGTTGAATAGCAATAGACTTACCGTTCACAGTTGTTTCTACTCCCACAGATACAACAGCCCCAGAACCAGAAGTATTTATCTTCTGCCTGTTAATTAAATTTAACGAGCTGGAGTATTCAGCTTGAGTGTTGTATTCAGAGATGTTGTATTGAGCAGCGTTATTAGCAGGTAGCGTATAGACCTGTTTCTTATAAGCATTTGAGTAATCGTAGGCCCAGTTCAATACCACCGGGGCTTCAGCACCGTCAAAGGTAGTTAGGTTAACTTTCTTTAAGAATTTAAGAACCGAACTGTCCCCAAACGCTAAGGGATGCGAGAAGTAACTTAACTGATAGAAGCCTGTCCCATCTGTATAACTATCATACTCAGCAATGCCAGTTGCGTTCCCAATGTAAATAGTGTCATCCACCAAATTAGTAAAACGTAGTGGTGCCATGCTAGACCAAGTGGTAGCTCTGTATGAACCATCTTGGAGAGGAAATCTCGTATCAAAGACATACACCGTCTGAAGGACGGGAAAGTTAACCAAGACAAAGGCTTCTTTAGGAGAGTAATGTAGAGAGATGTTACCTGTTTCAC